TCTCTTCCACCACCAGTAATAGTAAATACTGGATCTGTGATATATGTATACCCTGAACCTGATACAGTAATTCCATCAATTTCATCATTTGCGGAATCATATAAAACGGTTAATGTTGGAGCCGCACCTGAATCAGGTGCTGAAATTGTAACTGTTGGTTCTGAAGTATAACCACCATTTGGTGCTACTGTAACCGAAGTGATAATACCTGAACCATTTTTGTTTGCGGTAAGTACTGCTGGGATTTGTGCACCACCGGTAGCTGTTGAAGTTGTAATTGCTCTAACGACATAAAGATCGTCTGAATATTGTAAGTAACTTGAAGCACTTAGGAAATCTATTGCTCTATCTGCATCGGGATTTCCAAATTTGTTTGCAAGAGTTGCTTCGTTGTTGACGAGTACCGGCTCATTTACAGGACCCCAGCGAAAGTCACCTACAAACGCACCAGTCGATGTTGGTACATTCGGGACTCCGTTAGTAAGGTCTACTTCACGAGTAATAATTGCCGGAGACTCTGATGCTGTATATAAAGCCATGTCTCTTTCCTTTTTTCCATTTTGGTAAATTATAAGCTATTTCATAATACGGTTATGTTCAATTAATAGTATTTATATAAAAAAGAGTTTAGAAGTTTTCATGATCATACTGAACTGCCCAACCAAGCGCATCTGGATCATGTTGAACTACTTGATCTAATCCATCATCTACAAAACCAAATGGAAGTATATCATTCTCAATCTCTTTCATTCTTTCTTCAAATAACATTTTTTTCATATCAATGTCAGTTATTTCATTAAAGAATACGGTTCCACTAAAATAACTAAACATAACAAAGTTCATTACTAAATCATCATGATTTCCTTGAGATGCTTCGTAAGATTGACCCTTTGCAACAAAGGTTGATATTTCAAGTATAGTTTCTTCATCAACAATATCAATTTTATGACTTTCTAATAAATCTTTAAAAGAAGAACAACCAATTCTTTTAACTTTTCTAGTCATAAGTAACCCAAGAGAATTAGCTTTTACTGTTGATTCAACAAACATATTTTCATATTCTAATTCGTGATATAAACCATTACAAACAACTTGACCAGCATCATTTGATTCAATTACTACCATAGCATCATTGTAAGAACTCGCATATTTATAAATAATATCGGGGAAGAGTATTGGAGAGATAGTATTGTTGCGATAAACAGCAACTTGCTTAAACGGGTTAGCAGTTACATCGAGTAAATTAAAAGTCGAATAGTCCTGTCCTCTTCCCTTCGCAACATCCACGGTCATAACATATTGATGATCTTTCTTTGGTGTTTCATATATTTTAACATCTTCTTTAGTAGTCTGAATAGGATCTTTTTTTCTTAGCGATAATAAAGTTTCTGCACCAATAAGTGTATCTCCAGTACCAAAGAACGTATTTCCAAATTCTTGATCAAACTGTAACTGAGACGTATTAGCAATAGTTTGCCTTTTCCATTCTTCATCTCTTCCGGGAACATCCCACCAATTAATTTCAAATCCTTTATATTCATTTACGCCTTGTACGGCACCTTCCCAGATTTTATGGAATACATTACCAATTCCATTTGCGGTTGATGTGATAATAACCTTTGTATCTTTACCGGAAGAAACAACCGGATATGTAGATGTATAAAATTCATTTGCTCTTTCCACAAAAGCAAACTCGTCGAGATAAAGAAGGTTAACAGACATACCACGAATGGAAGAACCAGATGTGGCAGCTGCAACTATTCTTGAATTATTGCTAAATTCTATAGAACCTTTATTAAGTGCTTTACAACCCGGCTGCAAAAAGAACGGTAAATTTTCAAGCATAAGAGTAATTCTGCCAAGCATTTCTCTGGCAGTTGATCCCTTATTTGCCATAACTGCAATTGTTTTTTCAGGATGAAATAAAGCAAACCAAAGTAAATATGCAACAGATGAGATAGATTTACCTGACTGACGACATGCTAAGACAATAGAAAACCTATTGTCGTTAAAATGTTTAAATAATCTCTCTTGATAATCGTATAATTTAAAAGGAACTAAACCTTCATCAAGAGATATAATTTTACAATATGTTTTTGCAAAGTAGGCGGCATCTTGAGAGCATTTCATATACTCACTTACTTCGTGATTAGTCCACTGCTGTACAACTCCATCACGCTTGACGTTCGGATTTCCTAAGTATGATTCATTTTGGTTCATCATTTAATCTATCTGTAATATCAATTACATTATCTTGTTCTTTATTCATATCTTGAAGCATGCGCTGTAGTTCTACTGTAGAACCAACAAAAAGATTATTATTAGTCGTGCCTTCAACAGGTTTAGCTATATCTTTTTTATTATAATCTTTTTTCTTTTTATGAAGATCCATAAGACGATCATTAACATCTGATATATTTTTTATCATACCAGAAACAACTTCAAACGCTCTTGGGTGTTCAAGTTGTTTAGCAACCTCCATCATTTCTTCAAGAGCGCCTTGACCTTTTTCAATTAAATCGTAGTATGTTCTTCTCGAATACTCAAAATCATCATCTACATTTTCGTGTTTTTCATCACTCATAAATTTACTCCAATTTAACCTGAGTCAAAATCTTCTAATATTGTTGTGGTAAAACCATAATCGCTATCTGGATTTATTGATAGTGGATTAGGTGTTGTTGTAATCTTTTGTAGCTTTGGGTCATTAGAAATACTAAAGTTCACAGCATCGTGAATAGTAGTATCTGTTTGACGAATAATCTTTTTCGCATCTATTGGACCATAGAAATTAACAGACATACCAAAATCTAATGTGTAAATAATAGTTCTTCTGTTTTCAAGTGTTCCTTCAAAGTCATCACTAAAATTGACACCTTGGATTGTAACGGGAACATCTTCAACAATATCTGCATGTGTATCAGTAAATGGCTTAATACTAATTGTATATTGTGGATTGAAATACGGAAGTATTTGTTCTACCACCTGTAAAGCATCATCTTGGTTCTTTGCAAATATATTCAATTGAAATGTAATTTGATATGGGCTTGGAGAAAAGAATTTATCACGTGTTGTATTAGTAACACCTTTATGATAATTATTTAACTTCGGAAGTTTTCTTTCAGGATCATATCCAATACTCGTAATTTCAAAAGACATTCTTGGAAGCTTTAAAGCAATTTGTGAATTATTTCTTAAATCAGGATTTGTTCTAATTCTTTCAAGATATTTTTCTCTTGGTGCATATGCTAAAGGTACTTTTATTTGACTAACAGATTTGCCAGTCTTATCTTTACGAATAACATAAATGTCATTAAAAAGAGTACCAAATAAAGCAACTGATTTTCTAATTCTTTGATGATAAAAATATGTAAACATTATAAATCCTCTGGATCGCCGAATGGGTTATTCTCAGAGAAATCTAAGAAGTCCAAACCAAAAGTATTTTCTGATGTATCAAATACATCATTTTGAGCAAAGCTACTATCTCCATATATATTTTCGTCTAATGTAACTATATTTCTATATACGGTTGTTGCTGAATCACCTATAAATGCTAATGCGCCTGAAACATTTCTTAATCTAGTATTACTAATGGATCCAGGCACAAACATTCCATATGTACCATCACTTGTGCTCACATGAGATACTACTATATAACTCTCAGACTGATTATATTCAAGAACTTCAGCTGTAATTATTTTTCCACCAGCTAAGGTTTGTTGTACAAATTCACCTTCCATAAAGTCATATGATCTATTAGAATTGATACTATCAACACCTACGCTCATATTCAATTTGAGATTGTAACCTAGTTTTTCAATATCATCAATTGCATCAATACTTGTATTAAGTCTTTCATCGCTGTAAGTAAATAGTTCACATCTAAGTTTAAATGTTGGAAGATTACTTAGTTGATAAAAAGGTTGTTCGTGCTCAACATGCATAATTTCAAATAGTTTATTAGTAAGAGTAAGATAGATTAAATCTCCTTCTCTTGGTCTAATACTTTCTATTTGATTATTCATCTGACCGACTACATTAGTCCATCTTTTTCTGGCTACTATAAATGTAGCAGCATCTCTTATTTCAACACCAAACTTTGTAAATAGATCACCTTCTCCATCAAACCCTTCGGTGTTTTCAATATACATTTCTATCTTATGAGCAGAAGAAAATACAGATGGGACATCTTCTCCGAATATAGTATTTTCATTTACTATCTCACGAGGTAAATAATAAACATCTTGGCCATATATTTTTAGACTCTCTATGATTATATCTTCATAAAGATTTTGTTCGTTTTTGGCTCTTTGATTAAAATAATGATTTAAAGCCATTTATTATCCTACAAAAAAGTCTGCTGGCATTTCGTGCTCAAGACGCATATTCTCTTCAAGCTTTTCAATGTCTTGCATTGCATCTTCAAAGATTTGTCTGCCGTTTAGCATTACACCACCCGGTAGTTGCATACCTTCAAATTTTATAAGATTAGCACCCCACTGTCTCTTAATAAGAGCAGTAGTATAGGCTTTTATGAATTTATCGTTATATACACTTGTATGTGTATCTGGATCAATTAATTGGTAAACTTCAGCTACAATATAATCACCAGCTTTTATATCATTATCTTTAAAGTCACCAAAAATATAAAGTCTATGCTGATGTCTTGAAAACTGAACTTGCGGCAAACCATTTAACTTCATATCAATTAAAGTTAAATATTGCTGTAGTTGACTATAATATGCAAGATCACCCGCAAAGTTTTGTAGATCAGTAATATCATTAAGCATCATTTGATACTTAACACTGAACATATCAATGCTATTATTACTTGAACTTGAAACGGGGAAAAGTTTAGAAACAATGTCTATATTATTAGGCATTGTGATATATTCGTTAGTTACATCATCTTCTGTTATGAGATGCTTAAAGTAAGTACGAAGAGTGGCATCAGAATGAAACTCTTGATAAAAATCAAATGCTTCATCTATTCTATCTTCTATTTGATCTGGATCTACATTGATGTCGATAACCGGAGCGCCAAGTCTTCTTAAACAATACTCTGATAATTCATCTCTTGAGGTAACTGCAGCCATTATAACTTTCCTATTAAATAGTATTTGCTACTATTTATATAAAAAATTATTAGAACTTGAAATTAACCTTCTAGTGGTTCTGTAGGTGGTGTAAAGTTTGTAGTATAACGAGCAAGACCTTTTGTAATTCTCACATCTTGAATATTACCAAACCATCTTTCGTTTCCACTAAATGATGAAAATCCATCGATTGCCCCAATACAATATGGATCTTCAGACATACTATGACTTATATCAGCACTATAATTTCTGGTGTATCGCAAAGTACCATCAACGTAAGTATAGAAAACTCCATTTACTCTTGTTGCAGCTAAATGAGTCCATTGGTTTGCTGGAATATCGTATGTGCCATGATTTACTGCAGTATCACCATACCCGCCTCTTACACGGTTGTATACATGAAAATTACCTGAGACCATGCCGCATGCTAAATTAAAAGAATCACCACAGCTAACAACTGTCGAATAAGATTGTCTACTTGTTGGATATACCCATGCTTCTACGGTCCAATCTTCTGTGCCAGCAAGCTTTGGTGCCCCGTTCATTGGGGCTGGCATCCAGTGACCCACTCCAGGAAAATACATTGAATAGGTTCCACTAAACTTCACTGGAGATGAAGCCCCTGCTGCACTTCCTACCGTTTCAATATTAGTAGTTTGAGAAGCATCAACAACAGCAGCGCCAATTCCTTTAAGATGTAATCCCGCAGAAGAATGTGTACTCATTGGAGCAGTTGGTACAGTACTTTCCCTCGCATCACCTTTTACAACTTGAAAATCAGCCCAATGTCTTCCTGTGGTAGAGGTGTTAGTATTATTAAATAATTCTAAGTTTTTTTCGCTAGATACTCCAAGGTTCGCACCAGTTGTTGTAATAACACTTTCTCCGTTTATTTTTACATGACCAGATCCGCTTGATGGCTGCCACCATTCAATGTAATTCCAAGCCTGTCTTTTAAAAGCACCATAGCCACTAAATGATGAATTCCAAGATCCACCCCCATCTCTAAATGTTAAACGTATTCTATCACCATTATTAGTATCTGGATAGTGTTGCATTGCGTAATAACCAGCGGCTGAGGTATTTGTTCCTTTTCGAAACAAATAATTTACTGTTGTATTTGTATCAGTACTATAATGCCAAAACTTCAGGGTAAAATCTGATGTTCCAACAGACAATTCATCTGATGATTCCGTTGCAGTTATTTTTTTATTAGCTTCATTTACAGTAATTGAACCACCGTTGACAGTTTTGTCATACGGCTCACGATCAAATGGGCTAAATTGGCGTGTATAAATATAATTAATTCTTTCAGTAATAGTTTTTGGACTAGAACTTTTATCTAAAAAATTTGCCTCGGAACATCCTAAGAAAACTGTTCCAGTACCAGCAGTTGCAGGTGTAGTAATTGAAGCAGCAGTAGGTTCATTTGCGTATCCTGCTACGATATGAACATCTTTCATATATCCTTTAAAATCATGCGAACCTTGATATGTTTCACCAAGTTTACAACCTTGAGCAGTAAAATTTGTAGTATCACTTACTGTGGTGCCTACCTGAGAACCATTTAAGAATAATTTATTATTTCCAGATCCATCTCTTGTCCAACATAGATGCATCCACTCATTCACAGCTGTTGGTGCATCACTATTAGCAATATTGAAAATGTATGAAGATTGATTATGAACTCTTATTAATTGACCGGGCCATACTTTAAAATACCAACCTGTACCGGCTCCAGTCTGATTGTCAACTATGGTCTGTTCCTGTGTGTTATTATCAACATATAACCATGCACTTACAGTTAATGCTCCAGTTCCTAATTCATAGTCTGATGAATTTGCACTAACATACGCATCGCCAGCAGTATCAGGAAAATATGTACTATACTGTCTATAAGGACTTAATCCTCCTTGAAATACTCCATCCCCATCAACGCTTATACTTGTATTATTTGTAGATGAATCAGTGATACTTTCATTATTTCCTGTACCAACTGCATTTGCGTGCATTATAGTAAGTTTACTATTTGCTATGATTGTGATAAAATTAAGAGTGAAACTAGAAACTGCAGGTAAGATATTTACTCCATCTGTTGCTCTAAAGGTTATACTACCCGTACCACCATCCGGAACTTGAGTTGAAGTTTTTGGAGTAATAGTAAATACACTAGAATCTTGACTGATAGTCGCAATAGAATCCATTGACCCACCAGTTTCATAACTATAAGAAATAGGGAATCCTTCTGGGTCTGATGCAGAAAGTGTAATGATAGTCGCATCCTGTGGGCTATCCGGATCTAATACAAAAGATGCTCCTGGTTGTCCACCTGAATCCCACGTTGGCGATTCGTTAACAATCGCAATATTATACCAACCAGCGCCACTCCAAACAAACAATTTATTTGTATCAGCAACAAAGGCTTGATCACCAGCAGTATTTCCTGTAGCTGGTAACGATTCGGCTGTGGCCACATCTATTTGTCCAGTATTAACTGAAGGAGCTGAATCCGTAACTGTGGATAAAACTCCCTTTTCACTAAAAGCTTGTGCTATAAGGACTGACTTTGATGGCATTCCTATTCCCTTTTAATTTCTTTTAGCATGACATTACATATTTCTACAGCTCTGCCATACCCATTTCTAAATCTGTTTTTACGATTACCATATCGTTTAAACCACTCTAAGCTATTTATAACTCCATGACGCTTATCCTCAGCAACATCAAAATTTCTTGCCAAGTCTTCATATTCAGATCGTAGTCTTAATAGTTCAGCCAGTGATATATTCATACAGTTCGCTCCAGTTTTTCATTAAAGGGAATTGTTTATTATCCATATTGTGACCATGTTCAATTAGGACACTTTCTAATCCAAGCCGATCACCAAGTTCGGCATTTTCTGTTTTATCTTCTAACCAAAGATAACCACTACCTTTGTAGGGTTCTAGTACATCATCTTTATCTGCACCAGTATCTGCAAAAGAAAAACTAGTGAAAGCGGTTTCTCCAAATAGTTTTTTAGTATTTTCAATCCGAAGAGCTTGAGCTGAAGGATCTAATGACAAAGAAGTAACCATATGAAAAACATAACCATGTTTCCGATGGAGCAAATCTACATAATACATTGCATCACGTAATGGTGGCAAAAAGCCAATAGCTGCAGACTCATTAAAAGTTTGGACAACTAATTTTTTAGTCTGACTATCTAAGCCATAACGTAGACCCATATCATAGGCATGTTCATTTTCTGGAGAGATTTTATAACCTTTGTGTTTCATCCAAAGATTAAAAGCGAACTCCCAGTTCATAAGAACACCATCGCAGTCGGTTAAGATTATTTTATTCATATTGTCAATCATATTTATTCCTTTTATTACAGTTAGAACATAGCATATTTTTTCTGATTTGTAAACCTCTAAAATGTAAACCTATACTCATTATCTTTTCCATATCTAAAAGTATTAGGCTGCTCTCGCAGCCCTAGCACTTTCTAATCTTTCATATGTCTTGAGCCACTGCTCTGGAGATTTAATATGATTACTAATCGTGACTTTAAGTTTACGAGCTTTAAACTGGTTCTTTAATTCTTGAGCTTGTTCTCTACCCAAGAAGCGCGACACAAGCTTTAATAAGCAAATACGGAAACCAACATCATGGTGCATATAACCTGCACTATGAGCCAATTCATGAAGCATAATATACTCGTTCATACCATTTGAATGAAGGAGGATCTTATGGCCATAAGACACGCCAGCATAACGGTATCCACCAAGAGATTCTATCTCAACTTTTTTACGGAATTCGTGACCACTTTCTTTTACTAACTTTTTCCAAGTAGCCGAATTAGTGATTTTGTTTGTGAATTTTTGACAATCTTTTATTGTCTCAAATCGCTTACCATAACCAAACTTTTTATTATAAGCAAATTCTGCAGAATAAGTTTTTGATCTTTGAGAATCGGATCCAAGTGTAATTCTTTTTGTACGAATTATTGATTTCTTTTTCGCTTCATATTTAAGATAAGCAGCTATTGCTTCACGCTTCCAGTTTTTCGCTTTAAGACTATCGAATAGTTCTCTTTGATCTGAAGTAATTACGATTTGCATTATAGATCCTCTTTCTTTCTACTATTACAACATATCATATTTTATATGTAATGTAAAGAAAAAAGAATCTAATAAAAAGAATAACTTATAATTTTTTATGATTTGTATATATCTGTTAAATGCGTTTCAAAGGCTTCTACCTTCGCTAACCGATTCGGCCAGAGAATATATTCCTTCTCTGGATTAGCCTTAAGATTATTTAAAAGAGGAATAATAGCATTATAGAGTTTATCAAGTTTATCTTGATATTCATTGGCACTTGCTGCAGCTCGAGCAGCTTCAGAACCAACTTCTGCTAACTTTTGCTGTTCTTTTTGAACAGCTTCTAATTCGTGTTCATCGACGGCTGTAAAACCAAAATCAAAAATATCAGTCATCTTTATTTTCCTTTAACTTCCGTTTCATATATTCATGATAACTTTCTTGACGTTCAGTTATATGAGTGCCATATTCTTTTCGGAGGGACTTAATACTATTTATATCAAGCCACCAATTTTCTGGTTGAATATGTTTTCTTTGATATTCTTCAATTTTTTCCATTAAATATTCCGCTATTGTATATGTTGGTTTACCGCAAAAATCATCTAATCGATGTTTTTGAATTAAATCTTGTAAATCTCTTTTAAACGCGTGTGGTGGTTGAGCCATTAATATCCTTGCTTTCTTCGTATATTTTTTTACATTCCTTTGAACAAAACCAAATTTTATTATTTATTTTATGACCGCACCAAGTATCAATGGCTTTATGATCACCATTTTTAAGAGGTATAAAGCGTAAATGTTTTTTTCCACATTTCATTTATTTTTTCTAATTATAGGTTAATCCTTAAGCTCTAAATCCATTTTGACTAGAACTGCTTCACCTTCAAAAATTAAAACAACAAATGTATCTGCATTTTGAATACCCAAATCTTTAGAAGATAAGTTTGTTTTAAGTCGAATATGACCATCACTATCTACAGAAAAAGTATTCTGTGAACTCGCATTTCTCATAATATAATCTTTCTATTTTACATTCCAACGTCAACCATTACGGTCTGACCAACCCAATGTTTTTGATTGCTATAAAAATAACCACGTTTATTACCATACTTCCAGTGCACAATTTGTGTTTGTACTTGCTGATTTATTGGTTGATAAACAGTGTTACAAACTTGTTGAGATTTATAACCAACGATTTGTCTTGATTGACCACCTTTTGTTGTACTACCAAGAAGACCACCTATAATAGCACCGGGCAAAATACCAGAGTCATTACCTTTAGATGTTCCTCCAATTAGACCGCCAATAATTGCTCCAGCAAGAACATTATTATTAACACCTATAGCGTGTTGGTTACGAACTGTGCCATATACCGGAACTTGCTGTAAAGAACATTCTTGAACTGGCTCTTGAGTTTGTTGCTGAACATTTACATTTTCTATATACCAAACTTCAGCACCTTGTGTAACAGCTAAAGCCGCTGAAGCGGTCATAGCAAATACAATTGCAGTTAAAGTTTTTTTCATTTTTTTCTCCATTAGATTTTACTATTCTAATATATTTTTTGGAAAAAGTAAACCCCTAATTTACACTTTTTCTTCTAATTGCTATTGCCTTTTTAGGATCAAATTTAGCATAGCTTACAGTATTGTCTTGATTTCCACCCAAGATTATCCATCTTGTTTTATTTTCATATTGAACTTCTTCTATAAAGAAACCTACATGTCCTTGCCATATTTTATCTCCTCTTGGAAATACTACTATGTCACCTTTTCTAGGTTTATCTAATACTTCTTCACCCCAAGTTAGAAATGATCTAGCCAAAAGTGGATAATCACTTGTAACTTCAGATCCGGATATTCCTTGCATATCAAGAACAAAATTAACAAATGCTGCACACCATTGAGTATATACTGGGTCAACACCGACTAATTTTTTTATTTGATTTCTGTCTTTATTTTCATCTAAGCCAATATATTGTTCTGCTGGTTTAGATAAATCTTGAAATTCCTCTATAGGTTGACACGCTATAAGAAAACTTAAACAGAAAATTCCTACTGCATTTTTTCTAAACATGGCAGATATGCACCCATTGGATGATCACCAATGTTGTCTATTTTGCCTTTCTTTAAGCCCATCCACATGCCCATCAGTCTATCTTTCACTCTTCTCCAGCCTGTGGCTTTACTATAATCGCCGTGTCTATTAAAATAGTGCATAGTACCATGATGTCTATAACCCATAATCCAAAGAGGAACACGAGTAACTACATCATTATTATTTACAAATCTGTGGTGAATCATTCCTAGACTCTTAACATATTTTTTCCAGCCAACTCTTGGCGAACCATATGTGTAAACTTCTACAGGATCTGCAAGCTTTTCATCGTGAAATGCTCTACTAGCCATAATAGTTGTCATTGCAGCACCTAAACTGTGTCCACAAAACCATAGCTTTTTTCTTACGTTTGTTTTAACTTCTAGTTGTTGTTTTATCATTGGCCATAA